ACACCATCAGGAGGGGGTAAGGGTGGCCGTCTCCAGTACCGAAAAATTTACGACAAAGCCAATGAGTTGGTTTATTCACAGTCGTCTTTAGTTCCTCGTATCAAGCGCATTTATGGCGAGGATTCAAACGAATTCAAATACGTTTCGCGCATTCATTCTTTTTGTGTTGAGCGTGGCATTGTTCGTTTTGAACAGGAATTGAAAAGCGAATTTTTGCAAAGAGAAAACCTTTGTCATTGGGGTTTATTTAATGAGTCTAAATTTTTGGAACTCCATCGAGAGTTTTTAGACGTTGACAAAAAATTGAAGGTGTCTGCTATGGACTTCTTAACTATTGCTGAAAGTTTAAAAATTCATGATGTCGTTAAAAGCACACAAGCTGCTAACGCTACCGCCTCTTTTTATCTTCAATGGCTTCATGGTGCGCCTGTAGCAGTTAAGGAGCGTCAATTCAAAGAGTATGCAGCACGCCTTAATAAGATCGGTATCAACATTCGTAACGCTCCTGATTTGTCCAAGTTCAGTCCGGTCATTATTAAAGAAGTTCGTGAGATTACTAAATGCGCAGATATTGTTATTCCTAACTGGTATCGCATGCCAAATCATTTGCAGGTTGCAGCATGATTTATTTAATTTTGCAAATTTTGTTGTATCCAACTCTAGGTTTTTTAGCTGTTCGTTTAATTGGCGTTTATTACTTGAGGGCTGATTGATGTCTGATTTTAAAACAGTCTCACTTCAAGGCATTCAGTTGTCCAAGAATCAAAAAAGGCATCTTGAGGATAAAAAGAAAGTTTCATTTTTGAATACAAATTTAACAAGTCTTGTTGATGATGCTTTATCAAATCTTGAAAAGCATAAAGAACAGGGGAGGCCAGCTATTAAAGCTTGGCAACTCGATTTTGTAAAAACTGGCACGCCTTACCTAGGTGATGTTTTTATTCATTAAAAAAAGGGCTAAATAATGTCTACTAAATCAATGATTCTTTTTGAAACAAACGGGAATGTAAGTAAGCGCGGCACGGCTGCAAAGTCAGGCAATCCTTATATTATGGTTGATGCATACGTTCATATTGATGGCGTTCCATATCCTCAACTTTTTCAATATTACTGCGCAAATGATCATGAGATTTTGCCAGCTGGTTATTATGTTGCACCTGTAAATGTTTCGGTCAAAGATGGCCGTTTAGATTTCTTCTGTGACATTCGCGGCGCTAAAAAGGTTGATAAACCTGCACAGCGGCCGGCGGCTGTTTAGTTATGTATTTGTGTACTGAATTACTGGATGGTGTTTGCCAATCCTGGGTTGAGTACCAACCTTTTTTAGCTTTGCCCGAAGGGGCGGGGTTGAAAATCGGGGGCTCGCTTTTGCTTGTCTCTATTATCGCGTGGGGTATGAGCCATACCTCACGGTTTATTTTAAATAGATGAGGGTTTCATCATGGGTGAATCTGTATCCGCGGCTGTTACAGCCATCGCTGGTGTCGGTACTGATATTGGTACCATCGGAGGCGCAATTATTGCCGTTGCGGTGATTGTGATGGGTATTCGTTGGGTTAAAGCACAGTTTTTTTAATAGTGCTTTTTGTTAGATAGGGGTGGCTGCGCTGCCCCTTTTTTTCTTAGGGTTTGGATAGTGGAATACATAGAATGGGTTTATTTAATTTATCTCGGGTTTGTTCTGCCCTTTTTCTTGCTGCCGCGATAAGTCCCGCGCTTGCTGCTAACCCTCCTGTTAATCCGTCGAATCCCGTCGGTTTTAATACTGTAACCACGCCTTATAGCTCCTCTACGTCCCCGCCTCAAATCTCGCATACTCCTCCGCGAGGTGTTCCAAATGTCGGTGGCGGGACATCTTATACAGCACCACCAACTCGTCCAATCACACCGGTTCTTTCGGGTGGTGGGTTTAAGGCGCCTGCTAGTGGCGGCATAACAATTACGGGCGTTAAAACTCCTCCAATTCCCGCTACTGGTACATCCAACTATCCGCCAGCTGTGATAAAAAACGGTGCTAAAACTTTGCTGCGCGGCAATCTTGCTGGCTTAGTTCTTGGTGCTGGTCTTCAACAATTACTTGGTGGTATAGGGGCACTGATTAATAATGGTGGGCAGCTGGTAATGAAACCACCAAACCCAACTATTTTGAATCCTCCAACATCAGGTTATTATACTGATATCACCGACGGCACTGGTACACATTACCCTAGCTCGGTAGCTGCCTGCGCTGCATCATCTGGATGTCAAATTGTTGGAGCATGTAGGCCTATTGCTAATCCCTACAATCCGACCGCTTATCAAGGCGGTTGTTCCACTGACGGTACATGGGGTGGCGCCTCTGGTGGTTGGAAGCTTGCTGGGCCTCTTAATTGCCCTGCTGATTCTTTAGCAGACAAAAATTATGGCTGCATACCTTTAGATTCCTATATTCCGCCATCTCCTGCGCAATTAGATGATGCTGTAGATAATTCATACAATCCTGATCCGAGCGATTTTGATAATTTATCACCTCATATGTTTCCTCAGTCGTACACTCAGAATCCGATTCCAACGGTATATCTGCCGTCTGTTACGGTAACTGACACTAATGCGAATGGTGATACAACAACAACCGTTACCACTACTACTATTGATTTTACTGTTGATAATAGCAATCCGATACCTGACGTCGATACTACTGTTACAGAGGATAAAGACACCTTTACAAATGGTCAGCCGTCAGGCTCAAGCTCAACATCTACAACAACTAAACCCAATAATAATCCTAAAGCTCCGGCTGATCCGGCTACAGGGGGCGGCGTTACCGTTAAATTCCCAGAAATACCAACTGATTGTGATTTTATGCCTACAGTTTGTGCGTTTTTGGAGTGGTTTAAAGAAGATGATCTCGGTGATGATCCCGATTTAAAACAGATAATGCATGACTTTGAGCCTACGAATACTAATTTTAGCGTAACTGGCTCTAAAACCTGTCCTGCACCGTATTCAATTTATATCGGTCTCGTTGATCGTACTTTTGATTTAAGCTTTGAACCTGCCTGTACATTTGCCGGTTATTTATATTTCTTAGTTATGGCCGGTGCATATATATTTGCGGCTTATATAACGCTGGGGGTTGCGCGCAATGGCTAAACTTTTGTCTCTCGTTATCTCATACGCACTTGGTTCTTTTCTTTTGCGTCTTACTACTACGCTTGGAATTGGGATATTTACTTATGTCGGTTTATCTGCACTTGTCAGAAATGGTTTAGATATGATTCAGCCGCTTTTAAACGGCTTGCCAGAGTATGTTTTAAATATCGCGTCAATTGCGGGAATGCCTGAAGCTGTATCTGTTATCGGGTCTGCGTTACTTGTTCGAGCAGCTATTAACTCTGCTCGCGCTTTTGTGGGGGTTGTCTCATGATCACTTTGATTACTGCTGTACCTGGATCGGGTAAAACGCTTTATACAATCGGTTTAATTAATAAGGCTTTATCCGAAGGCCGCCCCGTTTTTCATAACATTAATGGTTTGGTTTATAAGAAATTTACTAATCATCATCTTTTGCAGGAGTCGCCAGACGACTGGCGGGATACGCCGGAAGGCTCCCTTGTTGTTTATGATGAGGCTCAGCAAGCGCACCTGTATCCAAGCAATGCGCAACGCGGCAAAGTTGAGGATGCTCGACTAACTGCAATGGAAACGCATCGGCATACGGGCCATGATTTAATTTTTATTACTCAAGCCCCGACTTTTGTTCATCATCATATTCGTAAGCTGGTCGGCGAACATATTCATTTATACCGTGGGCGGGGTCTTGGTGGTGCTATGCGTTATGAGTGGTCTCATACGTGTGACGCACCGAATGACAGGCGCGAGCAGGAAAGGGCTACTGCTGAATTTTGGAAGTTTCCTAAAGAACATTTCAGCTTTTATACAAGTGCTGTAATGCATACGCATAAGTTTAAATTTCCTGTAAAGATCGCGGCTGCTTTTGCAGCTGCATTTGCTCTTGCTGGTTACTCCGCGTTTAATCTTTACTCAAATGATGGCCTTAGCGTTTTGAATGATCCTGTTCCCGCGCTTTCAATAGCAGCAGCGCAAACGGAAGCGCAGCCCGTGCGCGCTGATGCAATCTATTCATGGTCTAAATCTCCCCAAACTGTGCCTGTTGCTGGCTGCATTGCTAATAAAGTTCGTAATCGTTGCATGTGTTTCAGTGCTGAGGGTGTAACGCTAGAACTTGAACATGCACAATGTTTAAGTATTATTGATTCACCATTGCCGCGCCAATTCAGCGCTAGCAAGTCTTCGCAGAATATTTAATTAAGGAATAATAATGGGTATCGAGGATCGTGATTGGCGTAGAGAGGAAGTTCGCCAGCAGCGTCATTCTAGAAATAAGATTGATGCACCACCCAGAAATGCTATGTCTGTTGACCAGTTTCTTTCTAATAATCGTAAACGACCGGCATTTAAACCTAAGATTCGAAAAAAACCTTTGATCTTTATTTTGCTTTTTCTGCTTATCTTTACAGCCAGTGCAGCGTTCTTGCTGTATCAGTGGCTTTTATAAAGATGCCATAATGCGATTGTCGTTATGTTGAATTTGCAGAGTAAAATAACTGCACACGAAGCAAATTTAATATAACGGCGATTATGGCTAATCTTTTTATTCCTCCTGATTTGATTAAATCAGCTTGTCTTTACACTGGTAGAGAGCCTCTAGAGGCTGTTTGTCATGTTCTCAATGATTACCCTCGGCTTGTCTCTGATCTACGCTCTGCGAGGCGTAGGCTTGCTGATTTTGATCTAGAATCATCTGTCTTTGATGATCGCCTTGCTGCATTACATGCGGCCTGCCTGCACTTGCTAGAGCTTTAGGTGGCCGCAATGAGAAAAGCCCCTTTCGGGGCTTGTTGTTATTCTTCCCAAGGTGCTTTTGGGAATGCTATCTTTCCAAGCAAATAATCTGCAATAAACAATCTTGCTTGTAATCTTTCCTCGTAATTTTCGCTATTTTCGATAATTTTCAAATTTCTTTTAAATGCTTGATTTAATTCGATTTTTATTGATTCTTGCTTTTGAATTTCCATTTTAAAGCCTCCTGAGGCAATCATTTAACTGACGGCCCTTGGGCTGTAAAACGTCTAATTTTTCTTAAGTCAAGGTTTTGACTTGTCAAACTTTTGCATGACCTTGACTTTAGAAAAATGACGTTATACTGCCCAGTCAGTTAGATGATGCTGGTGTTTCAGAAGGAATTTTGTAGTGCTGGCGGGTAGGCAATATCTTCTTGCCTCCAGTTGCAAACTGGTCGGGTTTGGGCGGAAGCCCATGCTGTTGACTTTGATTTTTTGCTTTGCTGGTTTTCGGTCAATCGGTGGGGGTGGTGTGACACCCCCACTTCGGTGCAGACTTCTGCACTTTTTCAATCCTTTCCCAAGACTTCTTCTCTGTATTTTTCTATATCTTTTGCAGTAATCGCGCTTAAGTATTTCCATATCAAAGCACCTATTAGGTCGCTTTCTTTTATGTCGTCCTTTGTTTCTAAAATCAGTGCAATCCTTCTGTCTTTAATTTCTTCAACAGCTTCTGGTCTGATTCTGTAGGTCTTCGACATTTTGCCACCTTTGTGATTTGTGATAAATCGATTATCTAACATGTTGACTTGTTATATGTGATTAAGTAATACTCCCCCTATCTGATCACATGTAGCAAAATCACAATGTTTATAGATTGGCTCACAATTTCACAGGAACACAGTCACGACCTTCCACAGGTGTGTGATATTTTCTCGTTGAAAATTGATGCGCACACGGGCGAGGAGTTGGCACGTACACAGCCGCGCTTTAGTCATGAGGGCAGTCATTCAACATTTTTAACTATCCATGTGAGCGGCCGCAAAATTACAGTTGAGGGGAATCCATCGCGTTATGGTCGTCTTGACAATCTGTTTGGGTTTCAAAAGCTTGAGCAGTGCATTTCTGTTTATAACGCTGTTTTAGCTGAGTACGGATTGCCACCGTTTACAAAGTGCACAGAAAAGAAACTTCGTGATGGTGAATCAGGTTCTAAGTTCTCCGACTGGGTAACAGATGGCGCGCGTATTCATCGCGTTGACTTGACTACTAATTACTCCGTAGGCGCTGGCAATGTTGATTGCTACTTGCGTGGCGTTAGCAGTCAGAGAATTGGCCGCAATATCGGTTATCTCTACCCAAACGGGAAAACTGTCGCTTGGACACCATCAGGAGGGGGTAAGGGTGGCCGTCTCCAGTACCGAAAAATTTACGACAAAGCCAATGAGTTGGTTTATTCACAGTCGTCTTTAGTTCCTCGTATCAAGCGCATTTATGGCGAGGATTCAA